GTGATTTCTTCGGAGGATTCTTTGCAAATGGCGGTAACGTTCAAGGCGGTCAAGCCGCTGTTGTAGGCGAGCGTGGACCAGAGTTGTTCGTTCCCGGTCAAGACGGACGCATCGTGCCTAATCACGAAATGGGCGGCGGTGGAGATGTCACAGTCAACATCATCAACCAAGGCGGAGAGAACCTGCAAGCCGAACAGCAGCAAACTCGTCGAGGGCCAAATGGCGAGCAGACCATTGATGTTATGGTCAAGTCAAGCATGGAGCGTCTCGACTCACAGGGCCAGCTAGACGGCATATTCCGCCGACACGGCGCCAAACGACAAGGGCAGTTCTAAGATATGGCAACTTGGCCTAGCACATTACCACAAGAGTTTCACCAGCAGGGGTTCTCTTTAGACTTTCCTGAAGGCGCAATTCGTACAGACATGGATACGGGCAAGCCTTTTCAAAGGAAGAGATTTTCTGCCGCTGTTCAACCGGTTCGAGGGCAAATGTGGTTAAGTCCCAGTCAATATGATGATTTGATTGAGTTCTGGGATAACACTCTGGGGATGGGGGCGTTAGATTTTGATTGGGTACATCCAATCACAGGAAATCCTGTAAAAATGAGGTTTGTTGCCGATAGCCCCCCGGCAATTAGTAGTGTCACAGCAGACTTGTACCAGGTCCGACTGTCCATGGAGATCATTCCTCAATGAGCTTGAGCCAAGGCGCATTACAAGCTGTTCTTTCCTCAGCTACAGAGAAAGTTTTTCTTGAGTGTTTGACTATCACTCACTCTGAGATAGACACAATCAGGCTTGTCAACGACAGCGTTAATCTGACTAGAGCGAGCGGAGAGTACCTGCACTTCCCTTTCTCTGTAACAGCAGCTACTCAGAATCAGGATACACCTCCTGCACTTAATATCACAGGCGATGCAGTAGATCAGACGCTAGTGCTTAATCTAAGGCAACTAGCGGGAAAGAGAGAGAACCCTAAAATTACCTACGAGATTGTTCTAGCGGACAGCCCTGATACTGTTGAGTTCGGCCCTGTAGAGTTTGAGTATGAAGGAATCTCTGGTGACTCTTCCACTCAGGTCACAGTAAGGGCTGGTTATTTGAAAGGCGCAATAAACGATGCCTTTCCTGCAAGGCAGTTTGCTCCAAGCAATGTCTCTGGCTAAGTATCGCCCGTACGTCGGAGTAGAATATCAGGCGCCACACGGGTGTTTTAAGCTAGTCGAGCGTCTTTACAGAGAGGTCTTGGGGATTGATCTATCTGGAAGTGACGATGGGCTGGAGCAATCTCAGAATAAGCACAGAACTCTGCGGATGCAGCAAAAGTTACAAGAGATTGCTGTAGCAGTGAATGAGCCACAAGAAGGCGATGTTGTAGTTATCAGATCAAGGCCCTGGCACATTGCTTATGTCATTCAGCCCGGTCTTATGCTGCACAGTTATCTAGGCGGAACAAGCTGCATTGAGGACTACAACGATCCTCGGTGGTCAAACAGAATCGAAGGATTTTACAGGTATGTCAGTAACAGTACAGGCGAGTAAACATCCGCTAAAACCTGACTGGGTGTACGCAGATGTTGAAGCTGGACAATCAATCTACGAGATTGCTGCTGGTGCGCCTGTGGCTGCATACCTAAACGGCAGAGAGGTCCCAGAGGAACTTCACAGGCTCACAAGAGTTAAAGATGGTGCCCATCTTACTTTGTGGCCTATTCCTCAAGATGACAATATCTTGCGGTCTGCTGCTCTTATTGCCGTATCTATAGCGGCTGGACCGGCAGCAGCGGCGATTCTTCCTGCTGGCGCATCTGCTTTTGCAGTAAAAGCTGCAACACTAGGCATTGGCTTGATAGGCTCAATGGCTATCAATGCGCTTATTCCACCTCAGACGCCTGACTTTGACACAAACTCCCCAGAATCTTTCAACAGGCTACAAGCTCTGACTGGTGCGAGCAACCGTGTTGCTGCATTTCGACCAATTCCACGGTTATACGGAACCTTCAAGTACTTTCCTCCGACGCCTATGACTGCCAAGCCTTTTACCGAGGTTGTGGGCAGTGACCAATATCTTAGAATGCTTGTATGTCTTGGGTACGGCCCGTTAGAGATTGGCGGCCAGACAGTCGGAGAGGGGTATCCTGTTGTAACCGAGCAAACATCTATCTCAGGGTCGCCTATTACTATTGGAGACACTGATATAAACCTTTTTGATGATGTTGAGTGGGAGCTTGGCTCTCCAGACCAGATTTCTCTTTACACAAATCAGATTATTGAGACCAACGCTGCTTTTACAACCAGCAATGACCAATTTGAAGGCATTGATGACGATGGGACTGTTACCAAGCAGGACGGCGAGTCTGCTATCAGAACAACAGACACTGATGCTGACGAAATAAGCATTGACATTGTTGGTGCGCTGTACTCAGTTAATAAAGACGCTAAGACAACTGGCGCGACTGTTGATTTTAAGATTGAGTATAGAGAAGTTGGTACGACTACTTGGATTGTACAGGAAGAAACTTTTTCTGTTTTTTCTGCCAAGAAAGAGACTATTCGACGAGGCTATCGGTGGAAAGTCCCGACAGGCCAGTATGAAGTCAGGCTGACTAGGAAACAGACAACCCATTCAAATACAAGTGCTGTTCAAAACGAACTCACTTGGAATGCTCTTAGGACTGTCCGCAGTGTCAGGGCATTCGACGAAGACGGCACTGTTGTGATGGCTCTTCGTATTAGGGCTACAGATCAGTTAAATGGTCAGATAGACAACCTAGCCGTAAAGGCGACTTCTGTTCTTGATGTTTGGAACGGCAGCGCGTGGGTTCCTGAGCCTACAGATAATCCAGCTTGGATTTATGCGGACATCTGGTCTGGCACAGCTAACAGGCGTCCAGTGCCTAAAGATGACCTAGACATTGTTTCTTTGGTCAACTGGGCTTCTTACTGTGAAGATAACGAGTTTACCTATAACTCTGTAGTGGATAATCGAACCACAACTCTTGAGATAGCTCAAGAAGTAGCTGCCGCAGGACTTGCCTCGTGGGCATTTTTGCCGGATTCTAAAATTGGTGTAGTTCAGGATGTTGTCCAGTCTATACCAAAGATGATAATTAGTCCACGAAACAGTTTTAACTTTGGTTTCGAGACTTCGGCTATTGATCTGCCAGAGGCTCTTAGAGTTCAGTTTGTTGACCCAGATACATACGAAAACACAGAAAGGCTGGTTTTCGATGATGGCTTTTCGGAAAGCAACGCTCAAAAGTATGAGAGCATCCAAGCGAAGGGGGTCACTGATCCAGATCAAGCCTGGAAATATGGAAGGTATCATCTTGCACAGCAAAGACTGAGGCCAGAACGCTTTAACTTCAGTCAAGATGTACAGCACCTTCGGTACAAACGTGGTGACTTACTGACCATTCAACACGACGTTATTCTAGTTGGGCTTTTCTCTGGCCGCGTAGTGGACCTAGAACTAGATCAGGCTGGCTTTGCGACTCAGCTGACTCTTGACGAACGTATTGAAGGGATTGATCTTACTAAGCAGTACGGCGTAAAAATACAAAGAAAAGACGGCAGCATTGCTACTTCCACAATCAATCTCATATTTTCAGAAACGGAAGTCACTCAGGCTGAGGACTATGGTCAGATAACAGGCAGTATCACAGACCAAGAAGACTGGGGGTTGCTTACCCAAGGCTCTACAGATTTTGATAATTACGGCAACATTATTTCTGACACTTTTGGCATAGAACTTAACAGTCCTCTAGCTAACATTGAGAAAGACGATCTCGTAATTTTCGGAGAAGTCGGTCGAGAGTCTATTGATGTTAAGGTCACAGAGATACAACCTCAAGGCGATTTCATTGCACAGGTTACTTGTGTACCTGCTTCTGACAATATCCTTGATGCAATTACTGGCAACATACCAGCGTATGATCCTGTAATAACGGAGCCTGTTGACCCGTCAAATGTAGTGCCGCAAGTTCCGATCATTGATTCGCCCTCGATTAGGGCTGGCGCGACAAGTGTAAGTTCTGTTTCAAGAGATGGAGAAGGTTCTCCTAGTGTATCCTTATATGTCAGCATCGCTCCGGTAGCGCAGTTTGGTGCCGGTGTTGAGACGCAAGTAAGGTTTCGGGAGCAGGGGACCTCAAACTGGACAGTCCTTGAGCCTCAGTCTGGCAGTGTCGTCAGAATTGATGATATTAACGTAGGGACGACTTACGAGATTCAATCACGAGGTGTCAACGGCCCAGTATTCAGTGATTGGAGTAACACAGTACTGTACTCTTTAGAAGACGAGTCTTCTCTTGCTTCTGGGGAACCAGTAATCAACAATCTCTCTCAGGTTGACGAGCAACTCCCGCCCATCGGGACTGTGCAAAGCTATGTAATTGTTGATTTTAGCCTTAGCGACACAGGTGCAACTCCGTCAATCGTAGAAGTGACTTGGGAGTCCTCGAGCGTTTCTCCTTTGACAGAAACCTACGACTCTGAGACATCTATCGTAAGAGTACCTGTAAACACATACGGAGAGACGTATTCTTTCAGAGTAAGGGCTAAAAGTGTCCACGGGTATTGGTCAGAGTATAGCGACCCAGAGACGATTATCCCAGCAGACCCCAATGTCAGTAATGGAGACCTTATAGATTTTATCAGTGGCAGCATCTCAGAGTCAGAGTTGACTACTGACCTGACAACTAGGCTTGATGACTTTGGCCTTGAGATTACTGAGTTAGAAGATCAGTACACTGTTAAGATTGATAACAACGGCGGTGTAGCTGGTTTTGGTTTAGCCAACACCGCTAATGATGATACTGGCGATCCTAGCTTTTCTGAGTTCTATGTGAATGCAGATAGGTTTGCTATCTTACCCCAAGGTGGGACTAT